CAGTTGATGGGTCGTTGTCGTATCAAGGTGTTAGATGGAGAGAAGGGTGTAGATCTTAGACATCATAAGAATGCAACTGCTCCTAACCTAATACATTCACTTGATGCTTCATTACTTCATTTAAGTGCTACTAAATTTAATGCACCTATAGCTTTAATACATGACTCAGTTCTATGTAGAGCTACTGATATGACTCACTTGTCCACATTAGTACGGGACACTTACATGCATCTATTTGCAGAGCGTGACTTTTTAAAAGACTTTGCCAAAGCTATTGGAGCAAAGACTGAACCACCAATTATTGGAGACCTTGAACCGTCATCCGTAATTGAATCCACTTATTTTTTCTGTTAATGAAGAACATACACGTAACAAAAGATCCTGTAACCCTTGAGGGTTATCAGGCGATATTAAAGCCAAGTAAGTTTGGCTATTCACTTAAGGCAGTAGTCGGTAGTGACATAGTTGACGCACTTGAGACTGAAAGAGCTGAATGCCTTAAATGGGCAGAGTCAAAGCTAAAGAATCCAAAGAGATCAACTCTTAAACCTACACCTTGGGAAGAGGTGTCTGATGGAAAGTTTATAGTTAAGTTTTCATGGGCTGAAGAGAAGCGTCCTCCAGTAGTAGACACAGAAGGATCACCCATTACTAATACAGACACACCAGTATATGAAGGATCTAAAGTTAAGATAGGGTTTCATCAGAAGCCTTACATACTTAAGGATGGAACTACATACGGCACATCATTAAAGTTATCAGGGATACAGGTTGTCTCAGTTCAATCAGGAGCTGGAGTAGACACCGGCGACTTAGATGAAATTGGCGTAGCCGAATTGTTTGGTAAGACATCAGGATTTAAAGCTGATGACCCAAACGTTACGCCAGCTGCGGTTGCAGAAGTTATTCCTGACGATGACTTCTAATGTTCAAATCAGGATTAGAGGAAAAAGTCTCTGATCTACTGTGTGATTTAGGTGTGGACTATGAATACGAAAGTGTAAGTTTTCCTTATACAATTCAACATTTATACACACCTGATTTCATACTGCCGAATGGAGTAATACTAGAAACTAAAGGATATTGGAGACCAGAGGATAGACGTAAGGTTAAACAAGTAATTACTGAGAACCCAGGTATAGACTTAAGAATTGTCTTTCAAGATCCATATAAGAAAATTTCTAAAAAATCTAAAACAACGTATGCACAATGGTGCAAACGCTACAACATCAGATGGTGTGCGTTCCATGCCATCCCAATTGATTGGCTTACATGACTGAAAGCGAATTTATACGACACGAACCATGCAGTAACTGTGGATCGTCCGATGCCAATGGCATTTATACGGACGGTCACACCTATTGCTTTAGTTGCCAAACCTATACAGAAGGCAACGACACACCCAACACTCATCACATGCATAGCAATGTCACTTTTAAAGGATCAGCCCAAAGGCTGCAAAAACGAAACATCAGTGAAAAAACCTGCGAGTTCTACAAAATCTACAGAGACGACACACATTTACGATTCCCTTATTTCGATGACTCTGGAAGAGTTCAAGGATTCAAAACCAAAGACAAACTAAAACAATTTAAATATGAAGGAGTTTCCACTAACACCTTATTTGGTCAGCACTTATTCCCTACTAACGGTAAGCGTATTGTTATTACTGAGGGTGAACTAGATGCTGCGAGCTGTTATGAGGCTATGCCGAACTGGCCGATGGTCTCGCTCCCTCACGGTGCAGCGTCAGCCAAAAAAGACATTCAGAAACAAATACCTTTATTACAAGGGTATGAGGAAATCGTCCTCTTCTTTGACAATGACAACGCCGGAAGAGAAGCTGTTGAAAAAGCAGCGTCAATCTTACCTACGGGAAAAGTCAAGATTGCTCGCTTGGAGCAATACAAAGATGCGTCAGATGCGTTACAAGCGAATGATTCTGAAGCTATTAGACGGGCTATCTGGGATGCTAAAGAGTATCAACCCGATGGGATAGTTGACGGTAAATCTTTATTAGATGCTGTCACCACACCAAGCCCACCATGTAATCACAAATATAAGTTTGAAGGATTACAAGAGAAGACTCATGGTATTAGATACGGTGAGCTAACAACAATTACAGCAGGGACAGGTCAAGGTAAAAGTACTTTCTGTAGACAACTAGCAACTCAACTTTTAGAAGAAGGAGTTAAGGTTGGCTATATAGCATTAGAGGAATCTAACAGGCGAACAGCACTAGGACTTATGTCAGTGTCTGTAGGAAAGGCATTACATCTTGGCGAACACGAATACTCCACATTAAAAGAAGCATATGATTCCACTATCAATAATTGGAACCTTTATCTATACGACCATTTTGGTAGTTTATCTTCGGATACTATCTACAACCGTATTGAGTACATGGCTCTTGGGCTGGATATAAAAGTTATCTTCCTTGACCATTTGAGTATATTGCTCAGTGGATTACAAGGAGATGAGAGACGCATGATAGATCAGACAATGACTAATCTTAGAAGTCCAGTTGAACGTACTGGTATCTCATTATTTTTAGTATCACACCTAAGACGTACACATACAGATCAAGATCATACCGATGGAGCAAAGGTTTCATTAGGACAATTACGAGGAAGCCAAGCTATATCTCAGCTTTCGGATACCGTACTTGCCTTGGAAAGAGATCAGCAATCGGATGATGATGTTTCAACTCTAAGAATTTTAAAGAATAGATATTCAGGAGAAACAGGAGTAGCTGCTGCACTGAAATACGACAAAACCACCTGTAAATTCAATGAAACTGAGAACACAATTTTCAATCCCAGCACAGACTTCTGAGCTAAAAAAACCTAAACCACCTACAAAGCAAGCCAAAAAGAAAGCAAAGTTTAAGGACAAAACATATGTCGGAAAAACAAATGCTCGTCTTTGATTGCGAAACTAACGGACTATTACATGACGTTTCTGAGATACATTGCATTGCCATCTACGACTCCACGAAGGAAGAAACCTTCGTATTTAATAATCAAGGTGGTGACTGCTACCCGATCACGGAGGGTTTGCATTGGCTATCCAATGCTGATGTCCTTATTGGTCATAACATTATTGGCTACGATTTACCTGTTCTTCGGAAAACTTATCCTTGGTTCAAGTTTAGTGGGACTATTCTTGATACTCTTATTTTATCTAGGATGTACCATCCAAACATGATGGACATAGATAAGAAAAGAAATATAGCAAGAATGCCACTGCAATTATATGGACGACATTCCTTAGAAGCCTATGGATATCGTCTCGGAGAATACAAAGGAGAGTTTGGTAAGACAACTGACTGGAAAGACTGGTCACAAGAAATGCAAGATTATTGCGTCCAAGACGTACAAGTAACAACTAAATTATGCGAGCACTTCCGCCCTTATTTGACTGGCTCGCGTTAGAGCATCAAGTCGCACAAATACTAACTGAACAAGAAATACATGGATGGACATTTGATGAACAAAAAAGTTTCCAACTTGAGTCACATCTCAGAAGAGAGATGGAAGAACTTACTGAAATACTTCGGAAAGAATGGACTCTCATTGGAGGAGCGTTGTTCACTCCTAAACGAGATAACGCTACACAAGGATATAGAGAAGGATGCGAAATACAAAGACTAAAAGAATTTAACCCAACCTCACGAGATCACATAGCATGGATTCTTACGAATCGTTTGAATGTCAAACTGACCAAGACCACTACGACTGGGAAACCAATTATAGACGAGACTACATTGACGGAGATAAATATTCCCTTCTCGCTTCAATGTGCGAAATGTTTGACGATAAAAAAGAAGCTTGGAATGATATCCGAAGGCGTGAACGCTTGGAACAAGCTTGTTACTGCCAATAAAAGGATTCATCATCATTGCTCAGTAAATACTAATACTTTTAGAGCTAGCCATCGTAAGCCCAATTTGGCTCAGGTTCCAGCTGATAAAGAGTTTAGAGAGCTATTCACAGCATCCCCTGGTATGACTATGGTTGGAGCTGATTTAGCTGGCATCGAGTTAAGAATGCTTGCCCATTATCTTGGCAGATATGACGGTGGAAGGTATGCAGATATCCTTCTTAACGGAGATATCCATCAGGTTAATGCTGATAAGATCGGCATCTCAAGAAGACAAGTCAAGACTGTATCTTATGCCTACTTATATGGAGCTGGAAACCTCAAGTTAGGTCTGTCATACGACAGCACCTTATCAGAGACGAAAGCAGCTAAAAAAGGTAAAGAAATTAGGAAAGCTTTTGTTGAAGCTATTGATGGATTATCTGAACTACAAAAAGCGGTAGCAGATAAATCTAAAAATGGATTTCTATTGGCAATTGACGGGCGTAAAGTCTTAGTCGATAGTCCTCACAAAGCTCTTAACTACCTTTTGCAGTGCTCGGCTGGCTGTATCGCAAAGCGTTGGCTAGTAATAGCTAATGATTTGTTTGCTAAAAACAACGTTAACACTCATCAATTAGCTTTTATACATGATGAATTGCAGTTTGAATGCGAACCTAAAAGCATTATTGCCACAAGGTATGGACTGCAAGCCTCAGCAACGTTAGCTGGAGAATATTACAACTTAAGATGTCCAATTTCAGCAGATGCAAAGCATGGCAAGACATGGGCAGACGTACATTAACTTATGAAATTATTAATTGATTGCGATTACATAGTATATAAATGCTGTGCATCGACAGAAACAGAAATCGACTTTGGTGACGATGTAATACTTGTAACTTCACTATTTAGTGAGGCTTATAAGTGTGTAGAGAGAGAATTAGACAAAGTAAAACGTGAATTTCCGTTTTATGACGAAATAATCCTCTTTTTTACAAGCCCTAATAATTTTAGGAAAAAAATCTTACCGAGTTACAAAGGTCATCGAAACAGAAAAAAGCCCTGTGGCTTTAAAAGAGTCATACAGAAACTTAAAGAAAATTACAAGGTAATAATCAAGGATACTCTTGAAGCAGATGATGCAATGGGAATCTACGCAACTAAATATACAGGCAACATAATTGTTAGTCCTGATAAAGATATGCGTCAGATTGCTGGTAAATTATATGATTTCAATGAGACGGTTGAGATTACCCCAGATGAAGGTGCAAGATGGCATCTAATTCAAGCTATGGCTGGCGATAACACTGACGGTTACTCAGGAGTTCCAGGAATTGGTATAAAACGTGCTGAACAAATCTTTAAATTGAAAGGCTACACATGGAAAGCGGTAGTAGAAACTTTTGAAGAGAAAGGCATGACTGAACAAGACGCATTAGTTAATGCACAACTAGCAAGAATACTTACTGTTGACGACTATGACTCAAAGAAAAAAGAACCCATACTCTGGACCGCCAAAGCCGATTACAAAATTGACGATGGAGCAAGATTTGAAGCTACGTCAGCTTGAGATCTTACTAGCAAAACCAGAGACAAGAAAGGATGACATTATCACTGTGATGATTGCTCTCCAAGAACAAGCATTTGTTCTATCAAATTGTATTAAAAACCTTATAGATAAATGGCCGAAACCACCAACGACCACGGACCCTCGTACTACAAACGAGGTTCTATCGATGTTTGGGATTTTATTAGAGACCAAGGACTCGGATTTCACTTAGGAAACGTCATCAAATATACATGCAGAGCCGGACATAAAGACAACGACATAGAAGATTTAAAAAAAGCTATCCACTACTTATCAAATGAAATCGAATACCGAACCAAACATCATAGCTAGGACCGGAAGGGTCCAGCAATGGATTGATAATCCAACATCACGTCTACCCGTATCATGCACGATCTTTAAGGTCGATGACTCAATGGAAGGACCAAATGGAATTGAAGCAAGCTGGAGATTTGTATCGCATGCTCTACGTTTCGGAGCAGGTGTCGCGGTCCACTTGTCAGATCTCAGACC